ATAAAGGAACACACCATCAAATGCAAGTGTAAAAAAGAAATTGGCTACAATAATCTAATTATAAATAATGTTGTTAAATCAGCATCTATAAGAACACCAACTAAAAACCGATAATGTTAATTAACGAAATTAAACCAAACCCAAATAATCCAAGAATCATAAAGGATAATAAGTTTAAACAACTTGTTAAGTCAATCCAAGATTTCCCCCAAATGCTTGAACTCCGACCAATTGTAATTGATGAAAACAATATGGTTTTAGGTGGCAATATGAGACTAAAGGCTTGTATTGAAGCTGGGTTAACCGATGTTCCTGTAATTCACGCTAACAATTTAAGCGAGGAAAAGAAAAAGGAATTTATTGTAAAAGACAATGTAGGATATGGAGAATGGGATTGGGATGACCTTGCAAATAATTGGGATGCACAGGAACTTACCGATTGGGGTTTAGACATACCAAACTTTGATGTAAACAATTTAGAAGCCGAAGAAGATGATTTTGCAGTACCTGATGGCGGAACTGAAACGGATATAGTATTAGGGGATTTATTTGAGATAGGCGAACATAGATTACTTTGTGGGGATAGTACTGATAGCGACCAAGTGGCAAAGCTAATGAACGGACAAAAGGCTGATATGGTATTTACCGACCCCCCTTATGGCATTAGTGTTGTTAAAAACGATATGGTAGGTGCTGATTTTGGTATAGCAAAAAAAGGTCAATATAAACCTATTGCAAATGATGAAACCAAAGATGTTGCAGAAGAATTTTATCAAACTTGTATTAGTTTAGGAATGAATGATTTTATATTATGGGGAGGTAATTATTTTACTAATTTTTTGCCATTTAGCGATGGTTGGTTAATATGGAATAAAAGAGCAGGAACAGATATTAGAAATACTTTTGCAGATGGCGAAATGGCTTGGTGCAGTTTTCATACACCAATTAGAATTTATGACCAATTATGGAATGGTATGATAAGAGAAGGCGAAAAAGAAAAAAGAGTACATCCAACTCAAAAGCCTATAAGAATGCTTGGTGAAATAATTGATGACCATATCAAAGGCAAAATTGTTTACGATGGGTTTTTAGGAAGTGGTTCAATAATGGTAGCATCACATCAAAAACAAAAAATATGTTTTGGTATAGAAATGAGTCCTGATTACTGCCAAGTAATTGTTGACCGAATGAAGAAACTTGACCCAAACTTAATAATCAAAAAGAACGGAGTAACTTTGTAAAATAGTGAAACAATAGTGAGATTATGGCTAATGAACAAAATTTAACCCCATTTAAGAAAGGAGAAGTTGCAAATCCTAATGGCAGACCTAAAGGGGTACAAAATAGCAAAACAAGATTGTTGAGGTTATTAGAATTAGTTACAACAACTAAAAACCCAGTAACAGGTCAAATGGAAGATTTCAGCGTTGCTGAACAACTTGATATGAAGATAATTGCAAAAGCAATGAAAGGTGATATAAGGGCTTATCAGGAAATCCTTGATAGATTAGAAGGCAGAGCAAAACAAACAACCGACATAAACGCAAACATTCAAGGTAGCGTTCAAATAGTAATACAACAAGATGAGCGATGCAAACCAATTGAAGATTAATGCAACCCCTGTATTCTTTGCTAACAAAAGAGCATACGAAGGCAGTTATCCTGTCATTTGCAATGAAGGTGGCACAAGGAGTTCAAAGTCTTATTCCATTGTTCAGTTACTGATTGAGATAGCCTACAACAATCCAAAGACTAGGATTTCAATAGTTTCTCATTCCCTTCCACATATTAAGCGTGGTGTTTATAGGGATTTTAAATCTATAATGGAAAATTGGGGTTTATGGTCAGACAATGACTTTAGCTTTTCGGATTTTATATACACTTACCCCAATGGGTCTTACATTGAACTATTCGGACTTGAAGATGAAAGCAAAGCTAGAGGACCAGCAAGGGATGTGCTATTCATCAACGAAGCCAACTTAATCAAAAGAACTTTATACGACCAATTACTAATGCGTACAACAGGCAAGGTGTTCCTTGATTGGAATCCTGCTGACTTTGTTAATTGGGTTTACGAAATAGCTGACAATCCTGAAAACAAACGCATTCATTCTACCTACCTAAATAACCTGCCTAACCTATCCGAATCACAAATAAAAAACATTGAACAATATAAAAACCTACCTGATGATTTTATGTGGAAGGTTTATGGATTAGGAGAACGAGGTGCAGCAAAAGAACTAATATACACTCAATGGAAACAATACGACACCGCACCCGATGGCGATGTATTCTATGGGCTTGACTTTGGTTATGTCCACCCAGCTGCACTAATAAAGGTTACACATCACGAAGGGGAAAACTACTTTGAGGAAATCATTTATCAAAGCGGACTTACATTATCCGACCTTACAAGATTGATAAAAGAGAAAGTACCTGAACGAGCAACAATCTATGCAGATGCAGCCGAACCCAAATCAATAGAGGAACTTTACCGACAAGGGTTTAATATTAAACCTGCTCAAAAAGATGTATGGGCAGGAATAGTAAAAATGAAATCTTATCCTATAAACATTCACTTTCATAGCCAAAATCTTAAAAGGGAATTTATGTCGTACAAATGGCAAAAGGATAAAAACGATAATGTACTTGAACAACCTGTTAAAGCAAATGATGACGCTTTAGATGCTTCACGATACGCAGTATTCACCCATTTGACCAAACCGAAATTTTCCGTTTCAGTATTTTAGTTTAAATTCAATAACTTTGTCAAAATACATTTAATATGGGATTGTTAGATTTCTTAAGATTAAGCAAACCGCAAACTGTTATACCACAACTACCTTTTAATTCTCAAGTCGCAATACAAAGAGGGATAGTTACTTGGCAAGGTGCTAATGCTCAATCTTATGTTCAAGATGGTTATCAAAAGAATGATATAGTTTATTCTATCATTAAACTAATTACTGATAAAGCAAAACTTGCTCCTTTTCATATCTACAAAGAAGTAGATGCCGTTGCTGCTAAACGTTACAAGACATTAATAGCACAACCTGACAAGATAACTAATTGGAAGGAAGTAAACGACTTACACAAAAAAGCATTTGAATTATATTCAGGGGATGCAAGGTTAAATGAGTTAATCAAATACCCTAACGGAGAAGATACTATGGCTGATTTAATTGAGCAATCTTGTGGTTTTAAGTTAATCACAGGAAATTCTTTTATCTACGCTAAAATGATTGAAGGCGGTGCTAATGGTGGCAAACCTTATGAACTATACGCATTACCTGCTCAATATATGGCAATCATAGCTGATGTTGAAGCGTTCCCACCTATTAGAGTTGGGTATCAATTATTCTATGGTAAAATGTGGTCATTCTCTACAAAAGAGATAATGCACGATAAATATTTCAATCCTTATTGGTCAGTAACAGGAAATGAATTGTACGGACAATCTCCGCTAATGGCTGCCGCAAGGACATTAACAAGAAGTAACGAAGCAAAGACTGCTGCCGTTGCATCATTCCAAAATGGTGGACCTGCTGGAGTTTTATTTATGAACGATGAAAGGTTTGACCCTACAAGTGGACAACAACAAGCACAGGCACTTAAAAAGGCTATCAGTGAAAAAGGTGGCTCTGCTAACTTTAACTCAATTGCAGTATCAGGATATAAAGTAGATTGGAAACAAATTGGACTTTCACCTGTTGAATTAAATATCATAGAATCGGAAAAATGGGATATGAAAGCCCTTTGTAATATTTACGGAGTGCCTAGTCAGTTATTAAACGATGATGGAAGTAGAACCTATAACAACCAATTAGAAGGCGAAAAGGCTTTAACATTGCGTTGTGCTTTGCCATTGTTAAATGACTTTACTGAAAACTTTAATCGTAAGCTACACACCGATTGGGGTTACAAAGGAACTAACATTTATGTAGGTTATGATGTAAAAGTATATCAAGAATTAGAAGCAAATAAAACTGACCAAGTAAGCTGGTTGGATAAAGCGTGGTGGATTGCACCTGCTCAAAAGATGGAAATAATGGGATTAGAAACACCTGATTATATCCCTAGCGAGGAAATGGAAAAACTTTATGTTCCTAGTGGCTTACAACCAATAGACCAATTCCAACCTTTGAATATTCCTGATAACTTAAATCCTTAAAATGATTTGGCAAGATTATAGAAAACTATATGCCAACGCTATAAAAACCTACTCTCCGAAGTTCAAAAAAGAACTGCAAAAGCAAGTAGATACATATTGCCGTACCCAAAACTACAACGCAATTAGCGATAAAGCCATTAAAAAGACTATTCAGCAGCTTCATTTAGCTATGGGTGTAAAGATGGCTCAAATATCAAGTAAGGTCGTTAAAAGGTCTGTAAAGGGCATTTACGAGGCATTGGAGGTTAAATCAGCGGAGACCGATTTGTTTGCTTACACTATACTTCAGTATTTGCAAACGCAAGGGCTTGACCAATTGGCATCCGATATTACAAATACAACAAAGGAACAAATAAGAAGATACCTAATTCAATCAGCCGAGCAAAATCTAACACTACCTGAATCAATTGCCTTGTTAAGAAACGCAGGAATAACTGATTATAGAGCGGAGTTAATAGCAAGAACGGAAACAGGAAGGGCTGCCAATATCGGTTCAATGGTTGGTGCAACAAGTACAGGATTAGTAACTATCAAAGAATGGATTGCAGCAAAAGACAACAGGACAAGAAGGATTCCACGAGACCAATTTGACCACCTAAATATGGATGGCACAAAAATACCAATGGATGCGACATTTAAACTGCAAAATAAAAAAGGCGGTTTTGACTTAATGCTACATCCTTGCGATTCAAGTGGTAGTGCAGCCGATGTTTGCAATTGCCGTTGTACTTTAGGATATGAGGCACAAAGGGATAAAAATGGCAAACTATTAAAGCTACAAGATAACCCACCAAAAGGCAATGTTGGAATGATTTGGGGAATACTTACTAACGTAGTAGGAATGCAAATAGGAAACTTAATTGCAGACTTGTTTGAATAATAAAAAAAAATATAACTTTGTAAATATGAAAACTTACGCATCAAAAGATTTAATTGTTGAAAAACAAGACATCGGCTACGAAGTAATGGATGTAGATACCGAACAACGCAGGGTTAAAGCCGTATGGGCAAGAACAGGTAATGTAGATTTAGATAACGATATTATCGTTCCTGAAGCATTCACAAAGACTTTAAGCGAAAGAGGTCCAGCAGGTAAAAACTTGATATGGTCTTTAGTTGACCATTGTGCTGAAATGGAAGCCGTAATAGGTAAGCCTGAACAATTATATGTTGAAGGTGATATGCTTATTGCAATTACTCCAATAGTAATGACCGAAACAGGTGAAGATATAATGAAGATGTACGATGCAGGTTTAATCAATCAGCATTCAATTGGATTTACCACAATAAATTCAAGCGTAGGTAAGGATGGAGTAAGAACAATTACTGAACTTAAACTTTATGAAGGTAGTGCGGTATTATGGGCAGCAAACCCTGAAACACCAACCATTTCAGTAAAGAGTGAAGTAAAGAAAGAACAATTAGCAAACAGGCTAGAGAAACTCTTGAAAGCGTTTAAAGGCGGTAAATTTACCGATGAAACTTTTGCGTTAATGGAGATTGAAATAAAAAGGATTCAAGCGGATTTATTGGAGATTGAAATCGTTAAAGAAATCACTGCGGTCGCAGAAGCACCCCAGCCGATAATTGAGGAAATCAAAAACAATGATGCGGAAATCTTAAAGGCAATAAAAGAATTTAATAAAATACTAAAAAAGTAAAAATGGAAAACGTAATTAACGAAATGGCTGATAACCTTAAAGGTTTTCAAGCTAGTATTGAAGCGAAGTTGGA